CATGACATGACGCTGGACAACGCATCGGGTTTGAGCTTTCGAACTGATGCGAACAACGCTCTGCAGGCGCTTGCGTCTCAGTGCAGCGGGGCCGCCGCCCCATCCCCTAGTTTCCCGTGTCAGATGTGGGCGGACACGGGCACCGGCAGGCTGAGGGAGCGTAATGCCGCGAATACAGCCTGGCTGGATAAGGGCGCGCTGGATGTAGGCCTTCCTACCCAGCTTGTGACTCAAGATATGACGGCGTTCACTTCGGCCGGCACCGCTCCGGCTTTCACGCTAACACCCGTTCCGGCAATATCTGCCTACGCAGCCCCCCAGCGCTTTCACGTGAAGTTCCACGCGCCGGGCTCTGGGTCGAACACACTGAACGTCTCCGGGGCGGGGGCAAAAAGCCTAAAACAGTACGACTCTTCTGGGGTCAAGATCCCGGCCGTGATTACGTTGGGGCTGGCCACCGACGTCGTATATGACGGCACGGACATGGTTATCCTCGACCCGCTCCCGGCGGTTAGTGGTGATGCCTGGCTGTATATGCCAATTGGCGTTCCTATCCCAGTGTTTGATCATATTGCTGGTGTCAGCATCCCCTCGACGTCAAGCGCCTTTTATCGCTACATCAAGCTGACTGCGGCTGATGCGTTCAATACGGGTGTTCTGGTCTCCGAGAGCGTTACCGGATCGGTCCCGCTTGTTCTTGCCACGGCGGTAGTTAGCCTCTCCGGAAGCCCGATCAACGGCCAAACCGTTGAACTTATGAATACGTCCAAACGTATGCTTCGCGCAGGGCCTAGCGGCACGCTGGAGGACGATCAATTCCAGGGTCACCGATTCCCACTCACAATTACATCCAACGCACCGGTCGGTGCAGGTAGCTACGGCGGTAACGGTGGTGCTGCAGTGCTGACTACTGGCGATGCGGTCACGGATGGCACTAACGGAACTCCGAGAAAAGGGATTGAAACCCGCTCGAAAAACATCGGCGCAACTTTCTACATGAGGATTAAATGAATGTGGTACGCCGCCTTTAACCAAGTAGGAACCGACCCGATCGAGAGTGGAATTGAGATCACCGAGGCTCAATACATTCAGGCTGTTGAGGGGTTGACCAATGGTCTAGAAGTCACCATCACCAACGGGTTCAATGTTGGTCCCGCAGTTCCACCGCCGCCACCTGAGCCGCCGCCACCGACAGAGGCCGAAATTCTCGCAGCGCAAAGCGCCAAATTGCAGGGTTTTGTTCAGTTGGCATCTGCACAGAAAACAGCTCTCACCAACCGGATCAGCGATCTTGAAAGCGCTATCGAAAACATCGGCATCGAAGGTCAGGAGGAGTTTGCTGCCACTCCCGAAGAGCAGGCCGAATACCCGGTGCGAAAGACCCAGCTGACGAAATGGAAGAACTATTCAATCCTGCTCGGCCGGGTAACAACCCAAGCCGGGTGGTATTCAACTGTTACGTGGCCATCCCAGCCGGTCGGTGGAATGGACCTAACGGTCTCTGCTTCATCGCCACCAACAGCCTGACGAAAGCACCTACAAGCCAGCCGCCATTGAGCGGTTTTTTTGTGCCTGGAGAAAACCATGTTCGACATCTGCAAGGCGCTCGCGCAGTGGGTCTTCCTGCTGCTGTCGAACCTGATTCTCGACCTGCTGGGACTGTTTGTGGTGGCTGCGGCGATTCCCTTCCGTGTTCCAGGTGTCAGCGGCAGCGACGGACGTCCGATCGTCAACCTGCCGCGATGGGTTTGGTTGTTCGGCAATGACTACGACGGCCTGCTCGGCGACAAGCGCGGCTGGTGGGCTGCCAACACACCATTCGGCTGGCCGGTCGATTCGTTCTGGGCGATGTGGTGGTGGGCGGCGATTCGCAACCCAGTCAACAACATGCGCTTCGTCAAGCTTTGGCAGGCACCGGTGGCTGGCAGCACGATTACTTATCGCGGCGACTACACCGTCGAGGACAGCCAGGGGCAGGGCGGGTGGCAATTCGTGATCACCGAGAACGGCGGCCGGCACTGGTACGGCTTCTATTTGGTCCACCAGTGGAGCGCAAAACACGCCTTAGTTGTTCGCTTCGGCTTCAAGGTCAAGCCCAGTCACGCCGGAACGGCTGAAGAGCCCAAGGGTATGACCACCAAAATTAACCCTTGGAAGGCGATTTGACATGCCGATCACTACGCAGCAGTTGCTGCAGATCCTCCCGAACGCCGGCAAGCAAGCCGGAGTTTTTGCGTCTGCGCTGAATTTGGCGATGGAGCGCTTCCAGATCAATAACAGGTTGCGCATGGCAGCGTTCATTGCCCAGGTTGGGCATGAGTCCGGCCAGTTTCGGTACGTGCGCGAGCTCGGCGGCGATCAGTACCTGAGCAAGTACGACACCGGGCCGCTGGCCAAGCGGCTGGGCAATACGCCTGAGGCCGACGGCGACGGGCAGAAGTACCGCGGGCGCGGCCTGATCCAGATCACCGGGCACGATAACTACCTGGCGTGCAGCAAGGCGCTGTTTGGGGATGATCGCCTTCTGCGCACGCCTGAACTGCTGGAGCAGGCCGAGTGGGCGTGCAAGTCGGCGGCTTGGTACTGGAATTCCCGCAACATCAATGCGCCGGCTGATATCGGCGATCTCAAAACGGTTACTCGCCGCATCAATGGCGGCTTGAATGGTTTTGATGAGCGACTGTCTTTCTACAACACCGCGCTGAAGGTGCTGGCATGAATCCTCTCTTTCTCCGACTCCTTCCTTATATAGGCGCCGTGCTACTGGTCGCCGCCGCGCTGTTCGGCGCCTACCACCACGGTGTGAGCGTGACGGACGGCAAATGGCTGGACGAGTGGAATGCGCGCGATGCGCGGGACGCCAAAGCCAAGGAAGAAAACCAAGCCGCCGAGCGCGCCAAAGAACAAGCCCGTCAACTCTCGATCAACAAGGCGATTCAAGATGGTCAACGCACGATCGATCAAGTCACTGCTGATGCCGCCACTGCTCGCGCTACTGCTGACAGCCTGCGCGGGGCAGCCGACAGCCTTGCCGCTCGACTCGCAGCCAGTGAAGTCAGCGGCAATTCCTGCACTGCCGCCGCAAGCAAGGCAGCTACCCGTGCCGCAATGGTGCTTGCCGACGTGCTCAAGCGGGCTGACCAGCGAGCGGGCGATTTGGCTGAAGCTGCTGACCAAGCCAGAGCCAGGGGCGTGACCTGCGAGCAGGCCTATGATGGTCTGGGTCGGTAGCCTTCTGTCGAAGCCGGGTTGAATGATGGCTCGCTGTTTTGGATACTGTTTGTTTATCCAGTATTCGAGCAGGCCATGTACTTCCTTATTACTGTCATGAGAGAAAGGGGCGTCGCACGCTCTTGGAAAGACATCCACGGCGCCACGCCGATCAGGGGTGACATCAACATCAGAAACCAGATGTGCCAGCAGCTGAACCGGACGAGCGATATCGCCGAGATGAATCCGCCCGGCATGCCGTTGGATAAAGTGCCGCTGCTCCCGTTGCTGGATGCGCGGATTTCCGGAATGGCCACCAACGCCTTCACGCTGAGCGGCCTGGAGGAGATCGACGGCGTGCTGTATGCGCAGTCGTGGTATTGCAGGGAGGTTCGATAGGTCGGCAGAACGCCGGAGATGGGAAATGCTAGGGGTCGAGGGAAAAGAGAGTGACAAAGTCACTCGACGTTAAACACGGTTGGGCATCGTTGCAGCGAGCGCCCCATGTGAAGTCACGTGTTTAGCGGTGTGTAGCCCCATCTGCTTGCATGGGGTGCTAGGGGTCGAGTGTTCGAATCACTCCGTCCCGACCATATTTATCAGTAACTTAGCCGAACTCTAGCCAGTTCGGCTTTTTTACGCCTAGGGACTTTTGCAGGGCTCATCCCGCTTTCCTCCTCAAGATGGTCAGTGCCGGTCCTCGCGAATCGGTGGCTGACACTTTGTTTGCCGCCTCGATCACTTGTCCAGTTCATGCCGGTCGACGGCGACGCCTTGTTTTCCAATGGGAAATTCACGGAAGTGCGGGCGTACTTCTGCGTCAAATACCGCACGACACATGCGCAGGTACGCCGGCGGCTGCTTCGCCCGGATGAAACGGGGGAGAAGTGATAGATCCGCAGCCATCACTCTCACCTCTCCCGATTGACGTGGCTGGCGGCCTCTGCGTCCAGTTTCAACTTGAAATGGCTATTACGAGTGGTGGTTCAATGGTGATAAATTTCGCGTCGTTAGCAAGATAGATGGACGAGAAGGGCGCTCCTAGTCCTGGGATCGGACGACTGCACAACTTTACTTGGCTACAGAGCAGCACTTGTTCCGGTGGACGGTGTATTCGCGCTAACCATTGAGAGACCGAGCAATGCCCGGCAGAGAAGGGTTACTGGATGCTGAAGAAAAAGCCGGAAAGTAAAGCAGCGGCGACCGCTGCAGAGATTGAAAGATCAATCCAAGCCCTGAGTAAAATGGCTGAACGCCTCTGGGGTGAGGGCCGAGAAGCTGAGGCGAAAGCCCTTCTCGATGCTTTGGATGCGTTAAACCGGGCGCTTGATCGGATCAGGATTGGAGAGAGTCGCAGGATTCTCCATTGAGGGTACAAATCAGCTGGCGGCCCAGTTGAAAGCTGGTGATCCGGCAAAAAAGGCAGATATCTGATGTGGCTACTTGAACTTTTATCCCTTCTCGGCGACCTCGGCAATATTCCGCATTACGAAAAACCTCGCAGGGTCTTCACTCGGGGATTTGTCGCATTCTGCGTGCTGGTGGCTGTTTTTGAGCTGATAGTGCTGAACCAGTTCTATGGCACGCGTGGCTGAATTCTTCTGGTGCTGGGAAAAAAGGGGGGCTGAAGAAC